ACAATATCATCATCAAAGCCTAGCTATTCCCTGTACGATCCGGCATTAAAAGGAGGGTTGCAGCAGGTAAAGCCGGGCTGGTATCAGGGTACCCGGTACCCTCTAGTAGGTGGAGAGTTTTCGGGAATGAGCCCCCTCTCTAAAAAATTCCCCCCAAAACAAAAACCTCCATCCAAACCACCCAAGACAAAGCCAACTCCATCGCCCAAACAGGTCCTCAACAACCACAGGAATCCCCCCCTACAAAGAGAAAAGAAAGAAAGTAATATAAAGAAAGAAAAGAGAAAGGCACTACATGTACTACAAAAGTGCTATACTAGTAATAGAAGAAATCAACTGTTGCAATATACGCAATGGTTGGGAAAAAGAAGGAGGGCACAGTATGATAATAGGGAACAAGGAATACAGTCGTGTGGTGTTCACGAACACCGAGGGGTTAATCCTTGCTGCGATTACGGACGATGATCAGGTATTAGTTCGGGAGGGGTACGATGTGGTGTACTACCCTGCTGAGATAGAGGAAGCCCCCGAAGAGATGGTAGAGGTTGATATAATCACCTACGGAGACGAGCCAGAATCGAAGCACATCTTATGATACCAAAGCACTTATTAATATCAGGGCACACGTTTGAAGTGGTTGTTGAAGCATTAGGCAATGGGTTGTATAGCTTCTTGAAGGACAACAAAGACTTGAGAATAGAATAGGTGGTGCATTATGGCAAAAGATATTTTTGAAATAGTTGCTAAGGACAGGGACAAGACGAACATAACATTTAGCGATGATATGGGCATGACGTTCGAAGAGATTATGCTAAAGTACAATAAAAAGGAGGTAAGAAAATGATTAAACATTACATTACAAAGTACGTTGAGGGCGGTATCCGTTATGCAGAATCGTGGTTGCAGATTAATGCTTTCGGCAACTGTTATTGTTTTAGTAAACAGAGGGTGAAAATCTAATGAATAAAAAGATAGAGTTGAGAGGTCACAAGGTTAAGTGCCAAAGTTGCTTACATGAATTAGGCGAGTTTGAGATTGGGAAGACTGATGTTGCATTTAAGTTTAGACCAGACAAAACCGAGTTTATATTTCAAGAATTAGATGTAGACAATCTTTTATTAACAATACAATGCCCAAAGTGTGGGTGCATGACACAGGTAAGGTGCTAAGCCAAAATAAGCAAAAAACGTAGCCAGAGCCTAAAAACCTAAAACCTAAAAAGAGGGTGTACTGAGCTACTTTCAGAACAGCCGTATGCAATCAATAAATAAATAGCGGTGTACGGCTATTCTGTTTTAATAATTACAAACTAAGAAGGTGAACCAAGTGGCAGGAGAACTAATCATAGCAGACGGGGTACAGGACAAGGCATTAATCGACCACCTCATGCGACAGGACCTAACGGATTCAGAGGTTTTGAATGACCTGCTTACGCTTGGTAAGGCTAATAGTCGTCATGACGTTGCTACCGTTGTGAAGCAAAAAGCAGGGTTAGAGCTGATGCGCGGGAACTATACAGAGAAGATAGAGGGCCTTTATAGAGAGAGCCTAAAGTATAATGCCAGAGAGTTTTTTGAGGACTACATGGTGTACATGGAGATTGACAGGGATAGGGCAGACAAGTTCTATGAACCCAGATACAAGCTCCTAGCCCCCGTTGTGAAGGAAATGCAACGGTTGGACGATGGAACGCTTAGGATGTTGTTACTCAGCATGGCGCCCGGTACTGGGAAGAGTACAATCGGGATGTTTTTTTTATCATGGCTTATGGGCAAGTATCCAGGCAGTCCTAACGCGGCAGGAGCATATTCAGGTGGGATCACAAGACGTTTCCATCAGAGGGTGCTTAACTTAACCAATGATAGGCACGAATACAAGTGGCACAATATTTTTGAGAATTTGAATGTATACTCCAATAGCCAAGAAACAACGGTGGACGTGGTGAGTGCCAAGAAGAAGAAGGGCGTACTAAACGATTTCTCTACTTTGACTTGTCGAGGTATTGATGGGGCATGGACGGGTGCGATACGAGTTGAGAAGTGCTTGTACCTTGATGATTTAATCGAGGGCTACGAGGAAGCACTGAATCCAGTACGAGTTGAGAAGGTATATAACAAGTATGTGAATCAAATGGTAGATAGGGGCAAAGAGGGGTTTTTCGAGTTGATGATTGGTACTCGGTGGACTCCGTTTGATGTTATCGGCAGGAACTTAGATTTGTACAAAGACGACCCGATGGTGAAGAACATTACGATACCTGCCTTGAATGAGGATGGGGAGAGCAACTTCGAGTATGACGGCAATGTCGGTTTTTCGACAAAGTATTATATGAACATCAAGGGCAGAATTGATATGGCAGAGTGGGAAGCTAAGTATCAGGGTAGTCCTTATGTGCGAGAGGGATTGCTGTTGCCAGAGGATGATGTTAGAACTTACAACGGGATACTGCCAGACGGTGACCCTGACACGATAGCGAGTTGGTGCGACGTGGCATGGGGTGGTGGAGATAGCCTAAGTATGCCAACCATCAGACAGTACGGGGCAAGCAAATATGTCGTTGATTGGGTATTCTCGGACGCGGTGAAGGCAATTACCAGACCACTCGTAAAGGGTTCGCTGAGAGTGCAACAACCGTTCTTCGCAGGATTTGAGGGCAATAACGGTGGGCATGAGTACGCGGGGATAGTCGATAAGGATTTGAGGGCAAAGGGTTTGAAGCTGAATATATCGAGCATGAAGGCAGGGAACAAGCAGAGCAAGTTGGCGAGGATTTTGACACGCTCTACCGAGATACAAGATTTAATATTTTTAGAGGAAAGCAAGCGAGGTCCGATGTACCGCATTGCAATGAGAGCCTTAACCACGTTCATGATGACAGGCAGGAATACCCATGACGATGCGCCAGACAGCCTTGCAGGGTTGATTAGCTTGATGGACGGGAGTATGGTAGCAACGGTAAAGAGTACCCAAAGACCATATTGACACAGTATTGGTAAAAGGTATATTATAGAATAAGAGGTGATTAATTTGGCAGAAAACGCCCCAGGTTCGCAAACACAGGACATATCAGTTGCATCTAATAAGACGGACGTTACGTTTGGTCGCAGGATAATCTATACGGCTTTAGGGGCAATTGAAACAAATATTGAAGCAATTATGCAGTTAGCTATCCCTATTTTCGAGCAAAACGCGAAAGATGGGAAGTATCTATATGAGTATTACAAGGGCAATCAACCGATTCTGAATCGTGTTAAATTAATCCGTCCAAACATTAACAATAAGACTGTTGAGAACCACGCCCTAGAGGTCACAAACTTCAAGATGGGGTATTTGTTCGGTGATCCAGTACGATATGTACGTCGCAGCAACGATTATACAAAGAAAGCAGATGTGCCGAAACCAGATAAAGACCAAAAGCCAGAGGATATACGCGTAAGCCAATTGAATCAGCTTATGGTCGATTCTTTTAAAAGAACGAATGACAAGGAGCTTGCCTTGCATTATCTGACAGCAGGTACGGCATACAGAGCTTGCTTTATTGATAAGGGTGCAGATACGGATAGTGGCATTGTACTTGATTATTATACGTCTGAGGAAGCCTTTGTAGTTTACTCGTCGGGCATTGGTAGAAAGCCAATCCTCTCTTGTAAGGTGTCGGAGAATGACGCTAGCGAGATTATTTACGACATTTACACAACTACAGAGGTTTATCAGGCAACGCGCAAGAAGATTGATACTGGGAACTCACAAGTGGTGCAGTTGGATATTGAAAAGAATACGGAAGCGCCAAACACCTATGGGATGCTACCGATTATCGAGTATCCGCTCAATACAGCGCGCATGGGTTGCTTTGAGCCAGTGGTATGCTTGATGAATGGCCTTAACTCAATTGCATCGGATAGACAGAACGGGGTTGAGCAATTTATTCAATCCTTTATTAAATTTGTAAACTGCAAACTTGAAGATGGTGGCATGGATAAGATTCGTGCTTCAGGTGCGATGGAAGTTATTACACCTAATCCGAATATCAAGGCAGATGTTGAGATTATGAGTAGCCAGTTGGACCAAGCACAGGTGCAGACATTGGTCGATTACTCGTATCAGCAGATTCTTAAAATATGTGAAATGCCCGATAGAAACTATAGTGCAGGTGGAAACACCGGTACTTCTATGGAAATCGGTCAAGGTTGGATTTCCGCAGAGAGTTGGGCAAAGTTATTTGAAGCCACTTTTGAACGATCAGAACGACGATTTTTGAAGTTGGCGCTGAAACTACTCAATGCGAACAAGATCGCTGAGTTTAATGATTTAAAGGTATCCGAGATAAGTATTAAGTTCACGCGCAATAAACTTACTAATCTACTTGTTAAGGTACAGGCACTTGGAAACATGATGAACACAGGTATCCATCCTCGAATTGCAATCGAGCGTGTTGGCTTATTTGATGATCCTGAGAGTGTCTATATTGACAGCAAAGCTACTATCGCAGAGAAGGCATTAGAACCTACACCTATTCCTAATGGAGAGAACCAGTAAAAACGCAAAGCGGAGAGAACCGTACAAACGCAATATGTGACAGAGAAGTCACTCAAAAACGCAGGGGGTAACTATGTTAGAAAGAAAGCTGAAACAACTTTTACCGATGAACATCCAAATGTTTGCTGAAGATTTACCACCAGACACACCGCCTGTTCCGCCAATCGTTCCGCCAGTTGTACCTATCATAAAGACAGTTAACAAGGCTGTTTACGATAAGGTGGCAAAAGAGTTGGCTGAATCGAAACGTCTTTTAAAGGCTAAAATGACGGACGAAGAAACCGCGGCACTCGCAGCAACAGAACTGCAAACGCAACTTGCAGAGTATAAACGTAAAGATGCGGTAAATGGTTATGAAAAGACCTTGTTATCAGCAGGATTTAACGTAGCAGACTCCACGAAGGCAGCAAATAGCCTAATTGATGGCGATATTGGTGTGTTTGGAGAGCTTTTAACGACACACATGGCAGGGTTGACGGAGAAGGTTAAGGCAGAAATGCTAAATATTACACCAACACCAGACCCAGGGAAAGTACCACCTGTTACAGAAACTCCGCTCGACATTATGAAAAAGCAGTTTCCAGAATAATAAAAAATTAGGAGGGGTGTAAATGCCCAGTTTACAAGAAGTAGCATTAGAATTTGCTAATAAACAACCTTTACAGATCGATTACTTGACCGAAAATTCCCCAATCATAGGGAGTATCCCTTATTTTCCAACAACTCACGGACTTCGCCACGCATATGAAGTCTTAGAAGAAGTTGTAGGCGGTACATTTGTTGATATTGACTCCCCATTGACTGACGTTACAGTAGCAGGAAGATTAGAGTGGAAAGATTTGTCTATCCTCGGTGGTAACATTGAGGGTCCAGAGGACACTATCAATCAACTTGGTGGGCCAGCAGTTTATTTCACTAAGCGCTTACCTAAGATTTATCGTCAAACAGCAATGACCGCTGAAGCTCAATTGATTTATAACGTGCTATTCGCTTATGCTTTAGCACAAGGTAAATTAGTTAAAGATGTAACAAGCCCATCAGGAGACCTTTACTACTCAATGATTGCTGTTCGTTGGGAAGAAGGAGAAATGTGTGGTTTGTTTGATCCTAATGGCTTCGGTCAAGGCGCATTGTTTGACTTCATGGCTTACAATAACGGTGGTCTTTACAAGAACTCGTCTAGCGTAGCTTCTTATGGCGGTCGCTTCAAGTCTTATCTTGGCTACCTTGTCGCTAACCCTGACAATATCGCAGGAATCGTAAACATTCTCGGTTCTGCGGCTGCTACTGATACTTTAGAGCAACAAATAAGCGATATGCTCATTTCCTGTCGTGCAGGGCAGACGGGTCAAACATTCATCTATATGCACCCTTCTATGAAGGGCAAATTGGCGAGGTTCAAATCTGGAAAATTATCATTAGGCAATAGCGATGATGGCCTTAACCGTCAGGTAGACAAGTGGGACGGAACTGAAATTGTCACATCGTACAACTTTACTGCTGGCACAGAAACCGCAGTAGTAATAAGTTAGGAGGGGGAATATAATATGGCCGCATTAAATGCAGACTTAAAAGTTTATGGTAAGAATTACTCAGATGATATTGCTGTTCCGCAGAACACGACTGCCTACAGTTCATCTGTTGACACTGGCACCAAAGGCGTGTTGGGTTCAATTAACGTGAAACTGTTCGTAGGTACCACAGGGCTAAGCGTAGCCGCTACTCAGATTCTCACAGTTACATTACAATCTAGTGCTGATAACATTTCCTTTACGGATATTATCCTTCTTTACACCATCACAGGTGCAGCACAAGCCGCTACAACTGCCGCAGCAGGGTTAGCGTTGATGCAAATTGTGATTCCGCCTAATGCCTTGCGCTACACTCGTTTGAAGTATATCTCAGATGATGCAGCAGGTACTGGCACACTAATTGCTTATCCACAATACTTGCCTAGATAGATTATCTTGTATTAATACTCTATCTTATTAGAGATACTAAGGGGTGTGCCTAGTGCGTTCGTGCTAACGCATACTCCTTAATTAATACAACATAAAATAAACAGGGGAGAGGTGATATGGTATGGATTATGGACATCAATTGAGTTATTTAAATACACTACTTGGCAATCCAGATGAAGATGCCCTGCTTGAAGTTCTTATCAAAATTGCAACAAGCAAGGTCACTAAAAGGCGATACCCTCACGGAACCCCAGAAGGTACAATACCTGACCTCAGTTGTTTCGCTTTGAATATCATCCAGATTGCACAGTTCCTTTACTTGAAACAAGGGGCAGAGGGCGAAATCAGTCATAGTGAAATGGGTATATCGCGCAGTTACGAAAATGCTGATATTCCACAAGCGTATTATGACGGGGTTATCCCTTACATCGGTATCCCATCGTGAGAACGATGAAACGCAACAAGAGCAAGTTCTACTATGCAACATTCATTGATAAGACTCCCGTGCTAGAGAGTGGTAAGGTCACAGGGACATACACACTCAATTACTCTGATCCGATTCTGGCTAAAGAGGTTGTTGGTGTAAATCTCGGCTCTACTGTTCTTGGAGAGTATGGGCTTAGTAGAAACTATCGCAGGGCAATACTCGACGATGATATGCTACCAATAACTGAAGAGAGCATCTTGTGGATTGATACATTGCCCGTATTTGTAGGTGAAGCAACCAGTACAGTCACCCCTCACGATTATGCTGTCTCAGAAGTTGGCACAATGCGTATCTCTGATTTCAAGTCCTATGGGTGTGATAGAGTAAATCATGGCTAAGACGATAAACATTTCTCTTTCAAGTAAATCTATTAACCACGCGATTGTAACACTTGAATCGTATAGGCGCGGTGTCCTTAAAAAGACAATGGCCCTAGCTAGGGAACTTGCCCTAATCGGCTTATCTCACGCGAGTGGCGGATTTGCAACAGCTACCTACGACGGGAATAATGATGTAATCGTATCTGTCGAATCTACCGCAACGGGCTACCGTATTGTTGCAGAAGGAGAAGCAGTTGCCTTTATCGAGTTTGGCGCAGGTGTAGCTAGAGGTTATGGCTATCCCGGTACTAAGCCTCCTAGCATATTATCAATTGGTGATTATGGCAAAGGCAGAGGTAAACGTATGATTTGGGGATTTTATGATAGTGACGATAATCTTGTTCTAACATCAGGAAACCCACCGCACGCGCCAATGTACGGAGCGGTAAAAGAAATACACGCCCGTGTTGAATCTATAGCAAGGAGGATATTTGCAAGTGATTGACATTGAAGCAGATGTAATTGATTTAGTTAGCACTGCTGTTTTAGCATCTTACGCCACTGCGATTATCACTTCAGAGGACGATGCGGTGTTTGTAGATGTTCCACTCGTCTCAATCGTTATGTTCGATAATTATACCGACGATACTACAATGACACTTGATGCTGGCTTTGGCGGCACTGGTGAAATTGTTGTATTCTTTGTGAATATTTATGCACTTACCAAGATTGCGTGTAAGGACATTATGAAGATAGTCACCTCAACAATGGGCGGCTTGAATTTCAAGACAACGCTAAATACACCTGCTCCAAATCTTGATAGAACAATCAAACGGAGACAGGCACGGTTCATTGCACGGGTTATGCCCGGCGCTACAGTAAACTATATCTCAAAATATTAAGGAGTGAATTAAATGGCAGGAATATCCTCAGCAGGCGTATCTATAAGCTATTCAGTTGAAGCTACAACAGGTACTCGACCAGTAACATTGGCAGTATACACAAAGGTCGCAGAAGTTAAAACAATTCCAGAGATTTCTAGTACCCCTGCAACCGCAGATGCAACTACGCTAGATAACCTCATTAGTACATCCGCTATTGACACATTAATTGACGTGGGTGGAGCTGTTGAGTTATTAGCACTATTGAATGACAGTGTACTAACCGCATGGGAAACCGCAATCACGGCTTATACCACGGGTCAGCTTACCTCGCTAGATACTTGGTGGTGCGTTCAGATTCCAGGTATGGCCGATTCGTTCTACTTCATTGCTAAACCAATCGTTGCAGGAATGAACACTGTAGAGATTCAATCAGTATTGTTCCAGAAGTTAGCACTTGTTATCACAGAAGATATTACTGGTTGGAAAGCTAAACCAACTGCTTAAATTAAGTTAAGTCAAAGGAGAATACAAATGATTAAACCAATCGTTATAGAAATAGAAGAGAAGATTGCATACGGGGAGAACAAGCACCTCAGAGATAAATACACCATAGAGTTCAATCGTAAAGCAATATTAGAACTCGAAGATAGAGGATTTATGCTTGACGAAATCTATCCGAAGCCAGTAACCATGTTGCCGATGCTTTTTGAGTGTTCGCTTAAAATGCACCAAGCGGATGTAAGTCCAGAAGAGAGCGACGCTTTGATTGTCGCAATCAGCGGTCTTACCAATAAAATGATTGTAAACCTGAAAGTGATGTTTATTGAGGTTGGATACGCAACATTGCTTAGTGCAGGAGAACCCCCAAAAAAGGGGATAACGATTCGGATGTAAATGAAAACCAAGAGGAAGGCACTTACAGGGAGTTCTTTGATAGTGCCTTCCCTTTTTATTTATCTATAGGTATGACACCATGCCAGTTTTGGAAAGAAAGCGTTTGGTTAGCTCAGAGCTATATAAAGTCGCACAGGCTTACTATGAAGCGCGAGAATCAGCTGCAAAATATATATGCTCACAGGAATGGGATGTACACACTTGCCGCATATAGCCACGTACACGGTGGGAGCAAATACCCACAAGAACCGTTTGAGCTATCAAGCGAACCAGAAGAAACGCCAGAAGAAAAAGAGAGAAAACTAAAGGAAGCAGAAATCGAGAAAATGAAACGATACTTAAATTCATTTATTCCATCAGTAAAGAGGGTGATTTAATTGTCTGTTGATATTGATAAACTGTTTATAAGCATATCCGCTGAATCCAGCGGGGCATCATCGAATATAGATAAAGTAATTAAAAATTTAGGTGGCTTAAAGGCGGCCCTAGAGCTTGCCAATCCATCCCTTGATAAGTTTGACAGCAACGTAGCCCAAAGCAACAATGTTTTAAACAAGTACAAAACCACGATAAACTATACTGACAAAAGCATTAATACCTACAATAAGGGCGTTAAAGCATCAACCACAGCGCAGGGCAAAAATGCCGGTTCTAGTGCGCTTATGGCAGGAAAGCTGTTCCTAGTATGGCGTGCTCTGAAGATTGGTGCAAGAGCCGTTTCAAACTTTGTAGAGTTATCCAATGCCTACGTAGAGAACCTTAACTTATTCACTGTTTCTCTCGGTAAAAACGCAGAGTCCGCACAAATATATGCAGAGCAAGTACAGGACGCATTGGGCATTGACCCATCCTCTTGGATGCGTAATCAAGGTATATTTAATACCCTAATAACAGGGTTTGGTGTTTCGGGCGACAAGGCGGCTGTCATGTCACAGAACCTAACTCAATTGGGTTACGATATATCGTCATTATTCAACATTGATATTCAATCAGCCTTAACCAAACTCCAAGCTGGTGTCGCAGGTGAGCTAGAGCCTATTCGTAGATTAGGTTATGACTTGTCACAAACTAAGTTACAGGCGATTGCACTTAGCAAAGGGATCACAAAGACTTTCTCGGAAATGAATCAGGGCGAAAAGTCCATGCTCCGTTATGAAGCACTATTGACACAAGTAACCGTTGCACAGGGTGACATGGCAAGAACGATTAAATCTCCTGCAAACCAACTTCGTATTTTGAAGGAACAGGCAGCCATAACTGGTCGTTCGATGGGTAACATTTTTATACCTGCCCTGCAGGAGACGCTTCCATTACTAAATAATATGCTTCAAGTTGTTGCTAAAGTAGCTGACAAGCTGGCCGAGTGGATGGGCTTTGTAATGCCAGAATTTGATTATGAAGGCGTAGCAATGCCAATCTCAGATGCAAACGATGAACTTGATGATGCAAACGATAGCATCAAAAAGATGAAGCAGAATCTGATTGGGCTTGATGAACTTAATATTATATCTGCCACCGCATCAGCCTTTGGTGGAGGTGCTGGAGGCGGAAGTACCGCAGATATACCAGTAACCGATTACAGTTTTT